ATGGCTGGAACCGATCTCCTCTCAGACAAGGCAATCAAGTCCGCGCTCAAGGCGGCCGTCGACGCCGGCGCGTCGCGCAAGATCGCCGACGGCGACGGGATGCACCTCGAGGCACGACCGACCGGCGCCGGCTGGTGGCGCTTGCGGTACAGGTTCGGCGGCAAAGAGCAAATGCTGTCGCTCGGAACCTATCCGGAGGTCGGCCTGGCGCTGGCGAGAAAGCGCCGCAAGGAAGCCCGGGAAATGGTCGCAGCGGGTATTGACCCGAGCGCAGCGCGCAAGGCCGAGAAACTCGCGAACGCCGAGAAGGAGAACGTTTCTCGCATCATCGCCAAGGGTTTGCCGGCGCCCGGCACATTCGAAGCGGTTGCGCGCGAATGGGTTACCGGCGTCCACAAGGCGAAGGTCAGCGAGGGCCACGCCGCGCGCACGCTTGTCCGGTTCGAGAACGACGTGTTCCCATGGTTGGGCACGCGCCCGCTGGCGGCGATCGAGCCGCCTGAACTGCTCATGATCCTGCGGCGCATCGTCGACCGCGGCGCGATCGAGACGGCTCACCGCGCGAAGGACGCCTGCGGCCAGGTCTTCCGGTACGGCATCGCCTGCGGCTACTGCGCACGAAACCCCGCGGCGGATCTACGCGACGCGCTCCCGCCCGTCCAGACCAAGCACCTTGCCGCGCTCGTCGAGCCCGAGGCAGTCGGGCAACTCTTGCGCGACATGGCGGCCTACGAGGGCCACCCTGTCACGCGCGGCGCGTTGACGCTGTCGGCGCTGCTGCTGCTTCGGCCGGGCGAACTGCGCCATATGGAATGGAGTTGGGTCGACGTCCACGAGAAGCTAATCAAGGTGCCCGCAGAGGTCATGAAGCGCAACAAGGCCGACAAGGCTTCTGGGCCGCCGCACTTGGTGCCGCTCGCACCGCAGGCGATCAAAGCACTTGAGGCCCTGCGCGTGCAGACCGGCGAGGGCCGCTACGTGTTCCCGGCGCTGACGACCGGCAAGCGCTGCATGAGCGAGAACACCGTGCGCAGCGCGCTACGGCGCCTCGGCTACGGCAACGACGACATGACGGCGCACGGCTTCAGGGCTACAGCGCGCACCATGGCAGCCGAGCGCCTCGGCTTCCCCGCCGAAGTGATCGAGGCCCAACTCGCGCACGCCGTGCCGGACGCACTCGGGCGGGCCTACAACCGGACGCAGTTTTGGAGTCAACGGCAGGAGCTGATGACCAAGTGGGCCGACTACGTCGACCATCTTCGAGCGACCAAGTCGTCGCAGAAGGCAACCGCATGAGAAACCGCGCCGGCCGGTAGCCGGCAAACAGCGAGGCCCCGACGCGCTACCAACACGGCGAGGCCTCTGACCACAACGCACACACACTTTGCAGGAGATGTGCACCATGGCTAATTCGGATTTTGACACCGGCGCGACCGCGCCCATCCCCCCACACGGGGGTCCACAGCCTCTCGACGTCAACTTGATCGACGCCGCGCTGATGTCCATGACGGGCTTGATCAACTTGGCTGAGTGGATCAGCAACGCCCGCGATTTCATCGAAGGCATCGAGACCGGCAAGCGAGGCCGGCCCGCGTTCGCAGAGCAACTCAAAAACTGCGACTTCTCGGACGCCGACGTCGATTGGAGCTATGAGGCCGCTGAGGGCATGTCCTGGCTTCACCATGCGCTCCGCGAGCGCATCGATGCGATCTCAAAGGCGGCGCGGGCGGGAGCGCAGCAATGAGGGCCCCCGTCACAGAAGAGGAAGCCTCCGCCGTCACCGTCGACAAGATGGTCGCTGTCGCACTGCAAGAGGCGCTGACGATGGTCGACTCGATCGACTTCATCGCGAACCACCTGGGCCGCGTGGACTACGAGTCGCACGTCGCCGCTGAGGCGATCAAAGCCTGCAGCGCGCGGATCCGAGCCTTCGCGGAGCCGTTCATGCCGCAGATCGAGGCGCACGCGGTGACGCCGCACAGTTGACCCCGATGTCGCGCCTAGGCCGATCGCTGACCTTCCCCACATGGCGGCCGATCCTCGAAAGGGGTTCGGCCGCTTCTCATTTGGGCAGCCACTCGCACACCGGCGAGTTCTACATCGAAGTCCTCAAGGACAGCGACGCCCGTCGACATGATCGATCCCGACCAGCGCCCAGTGCTACAGGATGCCCTCCTCATAGGGCGTTCGCCCAGCAGGGCTACCAGAGGATCGGGCGCAGCTCTCAGAGTGCGCAGGGGGCCATCTAAGGGTATCAGGACGCGCAACGTCTCCGCGCAGCCGGCACAATGCCGCTGTATGGAATCACAGAGAACGAACCGATGACCTAAGCCGACGAGGGATGCACCGCCTCAATCGAAGGTGCGAAACGACCAAGGGAGTGGGTCCCAAGGTCGTCCCGCTGACCGCTCTTGACGAGCAGCCGTGTCGCGATGGGGATCCCGACCCGGCCAAGTATGCCACCCAGCAGGGTGCGGCGTGCGCTCGTCTGCGAGCTCCACATGAAGGAGTTGCACTTGAACACGACCACCCAACCCGAACGCGTCCTGCGCGCCGCTGAGCTGCTGAGCATCCTTAGCTGCGCCAAATCGAAGTTGCACAAGGACGTCAAGGACCGCGTCATGACGGCGCCGATCCGCCCGTCTCACCGCATGGCCTTTTGGCCGGAGAGCGAGGTGCGGATCATCCAGGCGGCGCGCATCGCCGGCAAGACTCCCGACGAACTGCGCGCGATCGTGGAGCAGCTCCACGCCAAGCGCCAGGCCGACGCCGCCAACCTGCTGCCGCAGGGGTGAGGCCATGTCCGCCACCCCAAACGCCGACGCCGCGGTTTCCACGATCGCCGGCGCGCAGGATGCTCACCGCCTGCTCGTTTCCCTCCGTGATGGCCTGGCGCCGGCGGACGCGCTTCTCGCTGGCCTGCGCCTCGTGCAATCCACCGGCGACGAGCGCCGACTGGCCGGGTTCTGCCGCGCCCTGCAGAAAGACCTCGAGCGCGCATCGGGGGCGCACTGATGGCGCGGCGCGGTCGACCCCCAGCGGAGGGCATCTACCGGCGCTTGACCGTGCGCATGCATGGCGACGAGCGCTACATGCGTCTTTCGCCCGTGCTGCCATCCGGGCAATCGATGTGGATCTATCTGATCACCGGGCCGCATACCGGCCCCATTCCGGGCGTCTTCGTCGCCGGCCGTGCCGCGATGGCGGAGGCACTCAACTGGAGCGCGGAAGACTTCGCGAAAGCCTTTGGCGAGGTCTTGCGCGAAGGGCTCGCGGAATTCGACGAAAGGACTCGGCTGTGCTTTATTCCGAACGCGATTCGGCACAACATTCCGGCCAATCCGAACGTCATCAAATCGTGGCGCGCGGCGCTTCTCCAACTGCCGGAATGCGACATGCGAGCTCGCATTTTCCTGCACCTTGAGGAGGCTCTCACCGAGGTAAGCGAGGCGTTTGGAAAGGCATTCCGAGAGGCTTGCGGAAAGGCTTTCGAAAAGGCTTCGCCAAAGGATTCCGGGAAACAGGAAACAGGAACAGGAACAGCATCAGGAGCAGAAGAAACATCGTTCGGCGAGTTCTGGACGATCTGGCCCCCAGGCACACGCAAGGCGGCAAAGGCCAAGTGCGCGGAGGTCTGGAAAGCGAAGCGCCTCGACGGCCAGGCCAAGGAGATCCTCGCTCACGTCGCAGCGATGGCGCGATCGGACGAATGGACCCGGGAGAAGGGCAAGTACGTGCCCGCGCCGCTGACGTACCTTCGGGGGTGCAAGTGGGACGGTGCCGACTTGGACACGATCGCTCCGGCAATGAACGGGCATCGGGGTCCAGTGCTTGACAGCGATCACCAGTTCGGCACGGAGGTGCACTGATGGCCGCCGACACGTTGCCATGGAGCGCTGAGGCCGAGCAAGGCGTCCTCGGCGCCATCCTGCTTGACTCTGATGCGATGGGTCGGATCTCAGACCGCCGGCTCGAGGCCGCTCACTTCTTCGACCATCGGCATCGCGCGATCTGGTCGGCCGTCGTCGCCATGACGGCCCGGCACCTGCCGATCGACGTCGTCACCGTGTTTGAGGCCCTGCGGGATGCCGGCGACGATGAACGCGCAGGCGGCCTGCTGTACCTCAACGCGTTGACCCAGAGCGTCCCGAGCGCGGCGAACGTGGCGCGGTATGCCGACATCGTCCTCGAGAAGGCGCTCCGCCGGGCCGTGATCGCTGCGGCCGACGAGGTGCAGACGCTCGCTCGGGAGCCTGGCGACGCCGACGAACTGCTCGATCGGGCCGCATCCATCTTCGGCGCGATCCAACGCACGAAGGGCGCCGACGGGCCGCGCTCGTTACGTGAGCTCTTTGCGCTGCGCATGGCGGAGTGGGAGGCGACGGCCGCCGGCACCGCGGCGCCGGGGATTGCCACGGGCATCAGCACGCTGGACGAGGCGCTCGGCGGCGGAATGAAGCCCGGCAAGGTCATCGTGCTGGCCGCTCGGCCGTCGGTGGGTAAGAGTTCGCTCGCTCTGCAGATCGGGCTGAACGTCGCGGAGCAGGGTCATCGCGTGCTGATCATCAGCCAGGAGATGGAATGGCGCGACATAGTCGATCGTGCGGCGGCGAACCTGGGCGACCTGGCGCTCGACAAGATCACCGGCAACAAACTGCGCGGTGATGACTGGCACGCCGTCGCCGATGCAGCAGAGGCCGTCTTGCGCCGGAACATCGACATCGACGACAGGCCGGGCGCCACGCTGCTCGACGTTCGAGCCAAAGCACGCAGGACGCAGCACGGCGGCGGCCTCTCGCTCCTCATCGTTGACTACCTGCAACTCTGCAGAAACGTCGGCAAGTCCGACCGCCGGCATCACCAGATCGAAGAGATCAGTCGTGGCATGAAGGTGCTTGCGAAAGAGCTCGGTGTCTGCGTGCTGCTGCTGTCGCAGCTCAATCGCGATGCTGCGAACAGCGAGCCCGAGCTCGATCAGCTCAAGGAGAGCGGCGCGATCGAGGAGGACGCCGACACCGTCATCCTCCTCCACCCCATGGGTCATGAGTCCGACGGCGCATTGCTGGTGCTCGCCAAGATCGCGAAGAACAGGCAGGGGCGCCGCGGACGGCTCGCGCTGTCTCTGTACGGGAAAACGCAGCAGTGGGCAACGTCCTCCGGCAACGTCTCACGGCGTGCCGCCGAATGAGCGCGGACACCGACAACGCCGCCCACCGCGTAGAACGCGATTCCTCGCGTTCTCGTCCTCGCGGCCGTGTCGGCGTGCCGCGCGCTGCGCTCGGTCCATGGCGGCCCGCGCAGGGCGCCTCGCCGGCCGATCGCCGAAGGGGGTATGGGGGGTCTCAAAATCTGACGCCTGACGCCCGGAAACCGCATGTAGGCCTTCGCGTGTTCACCCGCGAATCGGAACCATTTTTTTTGGAGATGAATCGATGAGTCGACGTCCGAAGCCGACCGTCCTGAAACTGGTCGCCGGCAATCCTGGGAAGCGCGCCGTGAACAAGCGCGAACCGGCGCCGCGGCGCAAGTTGCCGACGGCGCCTGCGCACCTAAGCACTAGGGCGAAAGCGGCGTGGAAGCGCGTCTCGGCACTTCTCGACCGAATGGGAGTCCTGACCGAAGCCGACAGCCTCGCCCTCGAGCGCCTGTGCGAAACCTACGCGGAGATCCTCGAGTATCGCGATTTGGTAAGCGAGCATGGGGCGTCGTACTCCACGACGAGCACGGTCGGCAGCGCGACACTCAAGGCCAATCCCGCGGTGGCGATGCTGGCGGACGCTGATCGGCGCTTCAGGTCATGGCTCATCGAATTCGGCCTGACGCCGGCGGCGCGCGCGCGAGTCAGTCGCATCGGTGACGACGACGAGCCTGATCCGCTCGACGAGTTCTTCCGGTGAAGGTCGGCACGGTGGAAAAGCTAGCCGACGACGCCGCTGCCGTCGCCGCGCTCGAGGCGATGCGTAAGGACGTCGAGAAGGGCTGCGGCCGCGCGCCGATACTGGCGGCGATCGATCACTGCTTTGCGAATGGGATTCCGGTGCCACCCTGGCTGCAGTTGCCGTATCGCCGCCGCTTCGCGGGCCTGCGTGCATGCGACTTCCTGACGCTCGACGAGGCCTTCGGTCGCTGGTGGAAGAAGCGCACGCGGCGCGAGACCGAGAAACGGAACATCGTGCTGCGCACTCGTGTACACGGCGTGGCGTTCGCGCTGATTCAGGCCAACCCGGCGCGATCAATCCGCGCAGCGGCGTTCTGGGACGAGGTCGGCGCAGCGCCTGGCATCAACCTCAGCGCAGGCGCCGCGAAGGCGCGGTACTACGAAGCCTTGCGAGACGGTGCAGTCAACCTCGCTACGTTCCGTTGGGCGTTGGCTGATGGCGCGCGAGCGTTCCGAGTTTTCAAGAGAAAGCGTGGAACGGCTTTGACGATCGGTCCGCACTCAGCATGATGAAGGACATACACCGCAAAGAAGGAACAGCGATGGTCTTCAGGAAGAAGGGCGAAAGTGCCAAGCCGCCGACGCTCGCCAATGCGTCGCCGCTTCGGGAGCAGCCCGCAAATGTCGAAAAGACGCAGCGCATCAACGTGCTCAGCGCCGCGCGCAACAAGATCGTCGCGGCGATCGGCGACTGCGAGCTGCGACTCGGTACTGCGATTTCGGCGCAGGCCTTCGCGGACAACCAGGTCGAGGCGGCGCTCAAGTTCGCCGAAACCGGCATCGTTCAGATGCCCGCCAACGGTGTCGGAGCACTGCGCGATGAACACGCCCAGCTGCGCGGGCAACTCGAGTATGTCGATCGCGAGCTCGAGAAGCTGCGGCAGTCGGCGCTCGAGCTCGAACGCACGCTCAGCGCTCAGTGCTACGCGGCGAACCGTGATGTGCACGTCGACATCCTGACCCGTTACGCCGCGAAGCTGCGCGAGCTCGACGCAGTCGTCGCGGAAGAGGAAGCGTTCTTCAATGCGATGCACGCGGCCGGCTACAGCTACACGCCGCCAGACATGGCGCTGTGGCTCACCCTCGGGACGTTGGCCGATCCGAACTCGACGATCTCGATGCGCCTGCGCGAGCTGCGCCCCTATGACAACGCCGCCTGAGGAGGAGACGCAATGGAAACGCAAAAGCAGCTCGAGGAGCGCCTGCACTTCTTCGCTCGCGAGGCTCGATCGGTCCGCGCCGCGATGGGCACGAGGCCGCTTTCCGTCCAGCAGCAAGACTACGACAGAGCCCTCGATGAGATCGAGAGCGCCGAAGCCGAGCTCGGCATCCGTGCGACCCAGCGCGACGACCTCGCCCGCATCAGCTCGCGCGAGGTGGTCGCAGTCGCGCGGATGCAGCAGCGCCTCGAGTACGAAGTGATGCTGCGCACCGGAATCAGCAACACCATGTCGACTGGCACCGGTTCGCAAGGCGGTTACTCGGTGCCTGCGCTCGTCATCGGCGACATCATCGACGCCCTCAAGCTGGCTTCGCCAATGCGCCAGGTTGCGACGCTGTACTCCACCACAACCGGCGCGCCGGGCAGCGTTCCGACGAGCGATGGCACGGCAGAAGTCGGCGAGCAGCTCGCGGAGAACGCCTCCGCCAGCAGTGCGGATCCGTCGTTCGGCAGCGCGTCAATCCCGACGTACAAGACGGGCTCGAAGATCGCCTCCGTGCCGCTGGAGCTGCTGCAGGACGCAGCCGTCGACATGGGCGTCTTCGTCGATCAGCGTCTGGCGGACCGCATTGCGCGCAGCCAGAACGCCAAGTTCACGACCGGCTCCGGCACGTCGGAGCCGACGGGCATCGTCACCGCGGCCAGCTCCGGCAAGGTCGGATTGACAGGCCAGACGACGACCATCATCTACGACGACCTCGTGGACCTGTCCGAGTCGGTCGACGTCGCCAACGGAAAGGGCTGGATGATGAGCCAGTCCATGCGTAAGGTCGTCCGCAAGGTCAAGGACTCGCAGGGCTTGCCAGTGTGGGTGCCGGGCATCGGCGGTGGCCCGGCCGAGCTGCTCGGCTACCCGGTCACGGTGAACAACGACATGGCGTCGCCGGCGGCCAACGCCAAGACGCTGCTGTTCGGAAATTTCGCGCGCTACATGATCCGCGACGTCCGCAAGATCTTCCTCTTCCGCTTCGCCGACTCGGCCTTCCTCAAGCAGGGACAGGTCGGCTTCCTGATGTTCGCGCGCGCCGGCGGCAACCTGACCGACGTCAACGCCGTCCGCTACTACCAACATTCTGCGACGTGAGCGCTGCTCAGCGCTTGGACGGCGTGCGAGAGACAGCCGAACCATATCGCACGTCGGGCCGTCCGCGGACGGCATGCTCACCATGGGCACGGCACCCGGCCGCAACCAATCCGATGCGGCGGCGCGCCTCGGGCGCCAGCGATGGCAGCAACGGCGCGCAACCAAGGGCGCGGCGCTTTGAATGTGAGTGCGGACCAACCACGCGACGCGATAGGAGCCCGATAGCGGGGCCGATCGATGGCGAGGCTGGTCGAGGGTCAGGCGGTGAGCGCAAGGCCTCTGGCGCCCCCGCCTGCGGTCCTCGGCGAGGCCTTCCCGACGGCCCTCGACGGTGTGGGGGGAGATCGAAAGTCTGGGGGGTCGAGTGGTGGACACCGCATGTGGGCCCACGCGCAGAAAATGCCGCCCGCTTTGATTGTTGCAATCAAAGGCCCGGATGGAATCAATCGAAATCGACCTTCGCGCAAAACGAAGGATTCAACGAAATGAGGTCTGAAGATGTCCCAAGGTGACGTTGCCGTCCGGGTTGCAGCTGATACAACTGGCCTACAGGCTGGCATGGTGCAAGCCGCGGTCGTGACTGAAGCGCAGATGAAGAAGATCGCGCAGTACGTCAAGCAGGCGAACGACCAGACCGCCGCGCTGGGAAAGAGCAGCCAGAAGGCGGCCAACGACGCACACGCTGCTTATTCGTCGATCGCCGACGGCGCGAAGCGGGTCGAAGGCGCTCACGCAGGCGTCAACCGCGAGCTCCTGGTCCTGGCGCACGAGTTGAGCCAGGGCAACTATTCGAAGTTCGGCGGCTCGATGCTCGTGCTCGCGGAGCGCACGAACGCGCTTGAGTTCGCGATGACCGGCGCAGGCGCCGCAACCTTGGCGCTGGGCGCCGCGGTGGTCGGAGGCTTGGCGTTGATCGCGAAGGGTGCCATCGACCAGGACAAGTTCAACAAGTCGTTGATCGAGACGAACAACTACGCCGGCATGACGGCCGACAGCTTGGCCGCGATGGCGAAGGAAGTCGCGACTGCGACTGGTGGCACGCTCGGCAATGCTCGCGGTGCCCTCGAGACGTTGACGGCGTCAGGCCGATTCGGGCCGTCGGCAATCGACCAGGCGGCGAAGGCGGTCGTTCAATACGAACGGGTGACGGGCCAGAGTGCGGAAGAGATCGCAAAGGACTTCGCCCGCATGTCCGACGGGGTCGCGAAGTGGGCCGAGGAGCACAACCGTTCGATGCACTTCGTCAGCGCGCCGCAATATGCCTACATCAAGCAGCTCGAGGAACAGGGCCAGAAGGAGCAAGCTGAGATCGAGACGCTGCGGCTTTTCACCGAGCAGTTCGGCAAGGTCAACGACAAGCTCAGCGATGGTGCGAAGCTGTGGCGAGATCTCAAGCAGGCAGCGTCTGAGTTCAGCGATTCGGTTCAAGGCATCGGCCGGTCGACCACGATCGGCGATCAGATCGATGCGCTCGACAAGCAGTTGGCGCGAATGCGCAACCAGAACGGCGACCCATTCGTTCTTAACACGCATGGCGACTTTCCGGGCACGGCGGCGAACATCGCCGCAGTCGAGGAACAGCGCCGCACACTGCAGCGCCAGCAAATGCAGAACGAAGGTTTGGCCGCCGCCATGGCGCGGCAAGCAGCGATCGACGAGGCCGGCATTGCCGCGAAGGACAGCATTGACGCGATCTTGAAGAAGGCACAGGCCACCTCCGCCCTGGCGGAGGCAATGCGCAAGTATCACGAGGAAGTCGCGGCTGCGACGCGAGCTGGCATCAACTACACCCCCGCACAGATCAAAGCGGGCGAAGCTGAGGTGCGCCGCGAGTTCGAGCATCCCGCTCAACGCTACATCGGCCGCCCCAACACCCCGCAACAGGACTTCCGGACCTCCGAAATCGCCAATGAAGAGGCGACCATGAACGCGCCGCGAGCGGAGGCCCTGAAGAAGCTGGAGGAGGAGAACGAGCTCATGTCGCACATCCATGAGCTCGAGTCCGCGCAGGCCGTCTTCCGTCGATCAGAACTTGAGGACCAGGAGAAGGCCAACGAGGCGTATCGACAGGCTCGATTGGAACTCGAGAGGATCAATCACGAGAAGGCCATGAACGCCGACTGGGCGAACGGCGCCAACAAGGCAATCCAGGACTATGTCGCCAACGTCAAGAACGCCGCCGCGCAGGGCGAGAAGTTCGTGACGGACGCCGCCAACGGCATGTCGGACGCCATCACGAAGTGGGCGATGACCGGGAAGCTTAGCGTTCATTCGATGGTTGACACCATCATCGAAGACCTGATCCGTATGGAGACGCGGAAAGGTGTAGCGGCCCTCTTCAGTGCATTCAGCGGTGGTAGCGCGGGTAGCGGGGCGACGGGCTCGCTCGTCGATCTCTTCTCCGGCTCATTTGGCGGCGGTTTCTATGCGAACGGTCTCGACTATGTGCCCTATGACGGCTTCCCGGCCATCCTCCACGAGGGAGAGCGCGTGACGAGCCGGCAAGACGCGGCGGTCGAGCGGTCGGGCCGCAGCAATCCGACGATCGACATGAGCGGGATGCACTTCAGCTTCGGCGCAGGCGTGAACGCGCCGGAAGTTGCGCAGGCGGTCAAGACTGGCATGGCGCAGGTCAAGGGCGAGATCTTCCGCGCGTTCGCAACTGGTCGGGCTTGAAGGAAGGGATCGTATGAAGGGAATCTACCGCTGGCTGCTCAATCTGCTCGAGGCAGCAGCACTTCGCAAGATTGCCACCGGCAAGTTTAAGGACGAGAACGAGCGCGAGTCCGTGCGACGACTCCTGGCGACTGTTCGCAATTTCCGCGGCTCACTGGAGCTCGAATGAGTAAGGGCGTACAGGCCGGCCTCGAGATTGTCGGCGCGGCGGTTGCCGCCTATTTTGGGGACTACCGCGACGCCGCAGCCCTTGCAGCGGCAGCATTCAGCACGAACAAGGCCGGGCAGCAGGAGCGGAAGGCGAAGAACGCCTATAACGCTTCGCTCCGCGACCGCTACGCCATGGTGCGCAGCTCCACTGCCGCGCGTCAACTCGTGTTCGGCCGCTGCCGGGTGTCGGGGCCTGTCGCGTTCGCTGCCAGCTATGGGACCGACAGCGAGCACTTGGTGATGTGCGTCGCTCTCGCCGCGCATGAGATCGATGCCGTCGAGGCGGTGTACTTCGACGACAAACTCGTCAGCATCGACGGCAGCGGCAACGTCACCGGGGTGCAGATCCACGAGGCGTTCTCGATCTCGACGACCGGCACGACGGTGACCATCCAGAAGACGCCGACCGCCGGCTCCGTGACCGCGACGGCGCGCTACGGCGAAAACGTCGTCACGCTGGGCGTCTCGGTGAGTGGGACCAGCGTCACGGTATCGGGCGCACTGGCCGGCCAGGTCGGGCAACTCGACGTGTTCTACAAGCCGAACCCGGACCCCTACGCTCCGAGCGGCTACACCCAGCGCTCCAATGCATTCACGGTCACATCGACCTCGCAGAGTTTCACGCTCCCGAGCGTGGATGGCGCCGGCAAGCCGATCGCCGCGCCGAACCCGTCGGACGTGCATGCGACGTACCGCATTACCTCGCAGTTTGCCGACGATGCGCTGAGCTTCTCGTCCTTCACCGTCTCGGGCTACACGGTCTCGTGCACCGGCCTGACGGTGGGCCGGACCATTGTTTTCTATTACCAGACGGCCAACGCGCTCACGAAGGCCAGGGTGCGGACCTACCTCGGCGCGCCAGGCCAGACGGCTGACGCGACGATGATCGCGAACCTGCCGGGGACGTGGACGAGCAACCACAAGGGCACCGGCATCGCCTATCTGGTGGTCGAACTCGATTACGACCAGGACGCGTTCATCGGTGGCGTTCCAAACGTCTCGGCGGTTGTCCGCGGGATGAAGTGTTTTGACCCCCGCACCGGGACGACGGCATGGACCGAGAACCCAGCCATTCAGGCTCGAGCGCTGGCGACGCACAGCCTCGGCGGAAACCTCTCGTCCTCGCAGATCGATGACGCATCCGTGATCGCCGCGGCGAATGCTTGCGACACGTCGGCGACCTTCGTGGTCGGCTCGGCCACGCATGTCCGTCCGCTGTATAAGGCCGCTCTCGCGCACACGGTCGACAAGAAGCCGATCGACGGCATCGAGGATCTCTGTCAGGCCATGGGTGGGGCGTGGGTGTGGTCGGACGGTCAGCTGAGGCTGTTCGCAGGGACCTACGTCACGCCGAACCCGATGGTGCTGGATGAGACGTGGCTCTCGGACGACCAGCCGCCGAGCATTCAGCCGGCGCCGGCGCGCCAGAGCCTGTTCAACACCGTCACGGCGTCGTTCCCGGACCAGTTCCAGGACTACACGGTCGTCCCGATGCCGAAGATCTCGCCGTCGGCCTACGTGACGACCGACGGCGCGGTGCTGGCGCAGAACATCGAATATCCCGCGGTGACGTTCTCCGGGCAGGCGCAGTACCTGGCTTCGTGCCTGCTGCGCCGGCAGCGGCTGGGCCTGACGATCAAGATCAGCTGTAACTACCGGGCATGGCAGGTCCAGGCGAAGGACGTGCAGCTCGTGACGCTCTCGCGATTCGGCTGGGTCAACAAGCCGTTCGAAGTCCTCGAGGATGCGAAGTCGGCAGACGGCTCGATCGAGCTCACTCTTCAGGCTACCGACCCGAGCGTCTGGAACATGGACGCCGCCTTCACGGCGCTGCCGATCAACCCGAACACCCTGATGCCGCAGCCATGGGGCTTGCCGCAGATCACGAACCTGGCCGCCACGTCCGGCGATGCCACGCTCGTGCGCCAGGTCGACGGCACCGTCGTTCCGCAGATTCAGGTGACCTGGGATGCGATCACCGACAGCCGCATCCTGCAGGGCGGCTACGTCGAAATCCGGTACTGGCGCATGGGCGACAGCGCGGACACCTACCTGACCGTCAAGGCGCTGGGCACCGATACGCAAGCCTACCTGCAGGGCGTCCGGGCAGGTTCGCAGTACGTGATCGTGGCTCGAGCGGCCAGCGTGATTACGCAGTCGCAGTGGACATCGCAGATCTTCTGCGTGGCATCCGGCAAGAGCAATCCGCCGCCGAACGTCACGAGCTTGACGGCGAGCGTCGTCCACGGAGCGGTGCAGATCTCGTGGGATCAGCCGGCGATCACAGACTACGCGCGCACTGAGCTGCGGATCGGGGCAAGCTGGGCTGCCGGCACTCCGCTTGTCGGTTCGCTTCCGACCTACGTTCGCGGAGTCTCGTTCCTGTGGGCGTGGCCGGCCCTTGCCTCCTACACGGTGTGGGCAGCGCACTACGACACCAGCGGCAACGTCAGCGCGACGCCGGTGAGCGTATCGGTCACCGTTGACGGCTCGATCAACCTCGGAACGGGGCAGCTCGGGCCGGGCGCGGCGACCGGCGTATATCAAGCAACCCATGTCTCGACCGCGAGCTGGTCGAGCAGCGAATGACCGATGCCAAACCCAATCAACTCCGTCACCTTCACGCCCGACACGGACGGCACGATCGAGTGCACAGCGACCTACTCCGTGCAGCAGTCGGGAACGACCTCGGATTGGGGCGGCTCCGACCCCGGCTCCGTGATGAAGGTCAACAAGGTCTCCGGCGGCACGCTGCTGCAGACGGGCGTCTTCCAGCCGTGCACGCGCACTCGCATGTCGCAGACCTACAAGGCAACTTTCCCGGTCAATCTGTCCGACGGCGCGATCACGGTGTCGCTGAACGGCACCGGAGGCGCAACGGGCACCTCGATTAGCTACTGGGACGTCGACCTGAGCGTCGTCTTCATCAAGCGCTGACCGCGGGGTCCCTACTTCGGGTGATGGACCGAACGCGGCCAGGTCCGTAGAGTGGATTCACGCTTCTGGAGGCAACCATGCGCGCCATCATCACCGTCACGATTCTGGCCTTGTCGGCGCTGCTTTCTGCATGCGGCGGAGGCGAAGACGATCCGCAGCCAGATCACCCTGACAAGACCATCGGCCCGGTGCAATGCGCGGCGAGTTCGCCGGCATGCGTCCTCTCGCTCGAGGCCCATTGAATTCGTGCTGACGCCGACACCGTCCGGTGTTGACCCTGAGGTATAGAAATTCTGAACCTCTGGGTAAACTATGGTTTACAGCTTCGGATTGTGCATAGCGTGTGAGCCGCAGTCGATGGCGCACTTCGTGCCGTAGATCAATCCCACGTCACTTCTGTTTTGTTGCCTCCATCAAGCGAGGTAACGTGGCGTGAAAGTCGCTCTCGCGCGCACTCCCTTGTCGTACCGTTCGGCCCCGCGTCGGCTGATGTGGCCGGGCCGGCGCCCCACCACCTTGGGCCACGATCAAGGATTCCGATGCCGAAGAAGAAGACCTACGCGCCTCCGCGTGATTCGCTCGCCTGGCGAGTCTGTTCGTACCTCACCGCGAACCCTGACGAGGAGCTGATGCGCGGTGACGTCGCGACGAAGTTCGGCACCGAACCAGCAAGCGTCGACAGCGAACTCGCGCCAGCAGTCGTTGCGGGCTTTCTCGCACGAGTGACGACGGAGGACTCGGGCGTTGTGTGGCGACTCGCGAATCGCAAGGCTTCGCCGGCGCCCTTCGCACACAGCCCGAAGGCAGCACGTAAAGCCCTGCGACCGGCGCCGTTCAACATCGGTGCGCTCAAGATCGAATCGGGCATCCCGCTGACCGAACCGGTGCCCCGGGCCTCGCAGTGGGATCAGCTGTTCGGACGCATGAAGCGCGATGACAGCGTAGCGTTTCCGATAGAGGCGCGAGCCTCGGTCGCTCACGCGAAGTCGAAGTACCGTAAGCGCGTTGCCTCGGTTGAGTTCGCAATCCGACGTGTCAGCGACACGCACTGCCGGATCTGGCGAACGGCCTAGCGTTGAGCTCGCGAGTCGAGCTCGGCCTGAATCTGACGGCAGACGGCGTAGAGCTCGGGCGTCATCTCACGCGGCTTGCGCTCGGGCGTCCAGGGCCGCTCGAGCGGCGCCGGCGACCAGCCGTCATCATCGACACCGGTCTCGCGCATCCAGTGGGCACAGCCTCTCGCTGCATCCGGGTGGCAATTCTTGCGACCGTCGCGCCGGCAGTCCGCCATGTACGGATCGCCCCAGCATGGGCCTGCCCAATGGACGCAGTACCAGCACGGGCGGACACCGATGGGAGGAGAGTTGCCGTAGGACATAGCCGCATGGTGGCAAGCGGTAGGCTCAGGCGACGAGCCAAGCTGTGGGTACACACCTAGTATCTTGAAATACTGCTGAGCTAGACTTCCCGTCCAAAAAGGGGGAGTACGGTGCCAAAGAATCGCAACCGAAGAGGTCAGCCGATCGGGAAGCAGACGGTAGGTGCGCCTCCTCCAGTCGTGCAATCGCTACTCGGGGCAATGAGAGATGGCCGCGAGTACGTGAGCATTGTTGGGAGCATGGTGAGCCCGACACACGACGTCGCCGGCGAACTCAAACAGGCTGTGCAGGACATAGCTGCACTCCGCGGCCGGCCATGCATCATGTACGTCGGGAACGTCGTCAACGGCAACAATGATTCGGCTGTCGTAAGCAAGGACGATCTTCCTTTTACGGAAATGGTCGCTTCGATCCCGGCGGAGGAGCGGAGGGTTGACATCTTCTTGGCCACGAACGGTGGCGACGGTGCGCAAATTGCCCGCTTCGTCAACAATCTTCGGCCACGCTTTGACGAAGTCGATTTCTTGATTCCGTCTCGGTGCATGAGCGCGGGGACGCTTTTTGCTCTGTCGGGCGACCACATCTGGATGAACCCGCAGGCATGCCTCGGTCCCATTGATCCGCAAGTTCCGAACAGTTCCGGCCGATTTGTACCGGCTCAGGCGTTGTTGCTTCTGGTTGAGAAGCTACAGCAGGATGGGCAAGCCGCCATGGCCGCAGGTCACGGAGTGCCCTGGACCGCCGTTCGAATAATTGACACAATAGACAAGAAAGATCTCGGGGCGGCGATATCCGCGACCGGGTACTCCGAGACCCTCGCTCAGCAATTCCTGATGAGCTATAAGTTTCGAAATTGGACAATTCGCCAGTCATCTCAACAGGCAGTTACTCCTGAGTATCGTCAGGAGCGCGCCGCGAGGGTCGCAAGGGAACTGGCATCTCATGCGCGGTGGCAGGACCACGGGCACGCTGTTAGCCGCGAAGTGCTCTGGTCTGAAATCAAGTTGCTGATCGATCACCCCGATGCTGCGCTAGAGCGCGCTATCCGACGCGCATGGGCAGTGTGCTACTGGCTGTTCGACAAGACCACGGTTCAAAAGATCATGATCGGTGCCGAATACGCCTACATAGCATGGTCGAATCCTGAAGGAGGAAATGCATGATCCATCGCGAGGAACTTCGCGCCCTTGGCTGGGACGACCAGCTGATTAGTGAGATGCAGCGGATCGCGGGGGTCGTGAACGCCTCGGCCGTGCATTCGCCGGTGGCAGCCGAACGCCCTGTAAAAAGTGGCGCGCAGTCAACCTTTTTCGTGCCTGAGGCGACTTCACCTTGCGCTGACAGCGGCATTTTCGCCTTCAGTCAGATCCCGAAGAGCCGCTAA